TACAATATTATTGGCTCATTATAAAGAGGGATAATAGTATATTCAATATTATATATATTGCTAATAATATTAAGTGTTTTAGTAGTAAACTATGATTCATATAAATTACGAATCATAGCAAATTATCTTAATTTACATATTAATTCATCAAACATATATTTTCATATTTTATTGTTTCTCTTATTCAATGGATTAGTTTTAATTATTGTTAATAATGATAATGGACTAAATAATATTGACAATATGTTTAATTTTACATATATCTATAAATATATATATGAAATAGCTGAAAAATCTAAAACAGTATCAGAATTAAGATTATCGCAAAAAGATAAAATAATGTTACAATATAGACTGGATATTATTACAATGATTGTATTTATATTCTCATCTTTATTAATATTAATTATGTAATATTATTTTTAGGGTAATATGCTAAAATAATTGAATATTGTGCTCTATAATTTAATAATGTAGAATTAATGAAGTCCTCTTTCATTAAATTATTTTCATTTAATATTATTATTTTTCCTATATTATTATCAACCTCTATTACTTTGATATTTATATATTTATTACTATATGTCTTAAGTAGCAAATAATCATATTTTGATAATATATTTAAATTATATTCATCATATTCTATTATATTTGAATAATCAATATTTATTTCATATAGGTTTATTTTTTTTGTTTTTTTTGGGATAATTTTTTGAGGCATTAGTATGTTATCAATATTAGTATCAATTTCAATATTTGTATTGTCATAATTTTCATATTTATTCAATTTATATTCATTAATATTACTTATTTTAATATCATCTTTTCCTAAATCTAAAATATTATTTAAATAATCTAAAAAATGTATTTTCCAATTTTTATTTGTTAAATTGATAACATTATTAATATTATTATCTTTACTTATTAATTTCCATATATCCCAATTACCAGACGTTTTACTATACAAAAATTTATATTTAAATGTTTTGTGGTTGTCTGTAATAACTAATATTATATATGGTGTTATATTTTTTACATATAATGGAAATAATATCTTTAATGGTTCAATAATATTATTTTGTAAGTCAATATTTATAGTGAAAGAAAGTGTATTACGTTGAGGATTAATTATCCAATCTCTACTATAACTATTAATTATTAATGTTTTTTTATTAATATTTGTGTTAATATTACTATTTATTGTAGTTAAAACTTTTTCTATAATTTCAGGAATTATACTTGTATTAGTAGTTGTATTAGTAGTTGTATTAGCATTAGTATTTGTGCTATTTTGTGAAAATGTTTCAATATCATTTTCAATATTTGTAAATACAGAATTTGATATTATTCTGTTATTTTCATAATCTTTTACTCTAATTAGCAATTCTTCATTTGTTATCTCTTTTTTACTATTATATTCTTCATTATTTAAATCAACATTATTTCCTATAATTTCTATTGGCTGATTATTATTATTATTTGTTAATAAAGGGTTATCATTAATATTATTATTTGTAATATTATTATTTGTAATATTATTATTTGTAATATTAATAGTATCAATATTTTTATTTACATACTCTTTCATTTTTGCTAATGTTATTGTATTTAATTCCATTAATTTTATTGTATTATTCATTAATATGGCATCTTTGCTCATAGATGTTATTATTGAATTAATAATATTTAATAATATTTCTGGATTCAATGATATATTATATTTATCAGCTAACATTTTGTTAGATGCTTGAATTATTAAATTTTTATTTTTGTCAGATTTAAAATCATCTATTACAGTCATTTATATTTTATTTATTAATAATTGTACTATTATTTTTGTTTAAGTGATTATTTTATAATTTTTTTATTTATATACGCATCAATATTTGGGCGATACAAATAATTGCGGCTTATATTCATATTATCATCAGTTATATTCTTATCATTTGTAATACATTTAATAAAATCATTATCTTTGTATGGATTTGGCAAATTAAATTTTTTATATTTTAAAATACAATTTAACCATCTTATTTGATGAGTCATAGAAAACATACCACACTCCGTATTTTTTTTTTGATGTTTTAATGTATTATATGTTATTCTAAACTTATTATTTGGATATATTATAAGTAAACGTCTCTTTATATTATTAATGAATTTTCTAACATATGAAGGAATACTATTCGCATTACTATCATAATAATGAGCACCATAGCATTTATTACGCGGGTCTATTATAATAAATGTAGATGTCCAATGAGAGCCTCTTTGATTATGTTTATCAAGGTTAGTAATTAATCCTAAGTGTTTAATATTCTTATTAATATATTTTTTGATATCAAGTGAACATATTTGACTATAAAGACATCTACCAAATTTATCTTCTTCTGAGAAATCTATTGGATAAACTCCTAAAAACGCATATTTGTAATCTTTACATTTATCATATTGTTTCATAACATCTTCTATATCATAATTACTTAACCATTCCTTTGTATTTTTATACCATTCAATAGGCATTTCAGGACGTAATTCTTCATTTTCAATCATTTTAATTAATTCCTTTGTTTTTGCGTTATTTGTTATTTTAGATATAGCACCAGGCCAACACCAATATTGTTTATCATCGCATATTGGTTTTATTTTTTCATTCAATAGTTGTGATAATTTTGATATTTTATCGGTTTTTTTATAAATTATTTTATCGGTTTTATATTTATTCCATGTATCTATTAAATATATTAATGATGCTTTTGAAAATATATAAGGATTTTTAGCATTTTTAGGACTATTATATTTATAATTTTCCTTATTCATTTATGATATATATTTATCTACATAATATATAGAAAGTTATTTTAAATTTAATAAAAATAAAAATGTATAAAAATAAAAATTGATATATATATAAGTATATTAAAATATTAAATAATGGGTATAAATGATGATTTACGCTCATTTATAAATAAATATAAGGTTGAGAAAGGTAAGCCATATACTAATACAAGCATCGGATATCCAAAAGTATCTATATACGTCCCTAATGAAAATTATGAAGAATTTACTAATATTTACAGTTTAGCTCTCACAAATGGTCTGCCCTTATATTTTACAGAAAAACCAACAGAACCAAGTGCTTTACGTGTTGATATTGATTTCCGTTTCACTATTCCTGATGATAAATCAGGAATTTATAATTCCCACGATTCTAATTCTTCATTAAATAGTAAAAAAAAATATGATCGCGTGTATACTGCTGATAATATATTTATTATTGTAAATAATTATTTTAAAATTATAAATCAATATTTAGATCTTCCAGAAGAAGCATATGTAGCATATGTTATGGAAAAACCAAATCCTGTTGAGTTTAGAAATAAACTAAAAGATGGTTTACATATTATATTTCCATATATAATTGTTAATAATAATGTTCATCACTTTATTAGACGAAAGATTTTGGATGTAGCTGTTGATATTTTTAAAGATTTACCAATATGTAATGATTATGATTCTATTATTGATAAAGCAATTATAGATGTTAATTGTTGGCAAATGTATGGATCAAGAAAACCAGATTGTGATACTTATCGCGTATCCAGCATTTATAAATATATTAATAATGAAACTGTAAATACAGAATATACATTAAATGCTACTGATGAAATTAATTTTATTAAACTATTTTCTATGCGTAATTTTTCTAGTAATATTCAAAACTTCGTTAAACCCGAATTTGATGTTGAAATAAGTCAATATAGTAAGCATATTTTACCTGCCATAGACCAAAAATTTAAGAGTAAATTACAGAGCAACATTTTTGGAAAATCATTAAATATTAATCGTAGCTATATTTCAGATGATGAATTCAATTTTGCTAAAAATTTAGTAGACTGTTTATCATCATCAAGAGCAGATAATTATACTGATTGGATTAATTTAGGGTGGGTCCTGAGAAATATTGATTATAGACTTCTAGAAACATGGATAGAGTTTTCAAAAATAAGTAGTGTTTATATTGAGGGCGAATGTCAACAATTATGGGATAAAATGAGAAAAGATAATATGGGAATAGGAACTTTGAGATGGTGGGCAAAACAAGATAATTTAGTAAAGTATGTTAGTATTCTTGATAAAGCAATTATTCCAAAAATAGATCAAAGTATTTCAAGTGATGGAGCACACTATGATATAGCATGTGTAGTTCATTCTATATTCAAAGATGAATTTAAAGCAATTTCTAAGGACATATGGTATAAGTATGATAAACAAAGACATCGTTGGGTTCGTGCGAGAGAAGGTTTAGATCTTCGGAAAATTTTAAGTACTGACATTTGTAGAAAATTCATGGAGCGTTCAAATTATTATAATGAGTATACAGAAGATCCTACATTAAAAGCAATCAATGATGAAAGAAGTAAGAAATGTCTTAAAATAGCAACACAATTAAAAAATTCAAATTTCAAGGATTCTATTATGAAAGAATGTAGAACTCTTTTCATAGACGAAAAATTTGAAGAACTACTTGATAGTAGATCACATTTGATTGGATTTGATAATGGTGTTTATGATTTGAAGATGCATATGTTTCGCGATGGTATGCCTGATGATTATATTCTTTTGAGTACAAAAGTTAATTATATTAATTACAATAGTGAATTACCAGAAGTAGCAGAAATTAATGAGTTTTTCTCTAAATTATTTACTAATAAAAATTTGAGAAATTATGTTATGGATGTATTAGCATGTATTATAGATGGCAGCATAGCACAAGAGCGTTTCTATATATTTACTGGACAAGGTAGTAATGGTAAATCGCGTTTATTAGATTTAATTCAAAAGTCAATTGGCGAATATTATTGTATATTACCAATTGCTCTTCTAACGCAAAAAAGAGCAGCAAGTAATGCAGCACAAAGTGAATTAGAACGAACAAAAGGTAGACGATTTGCGGTGATGCAGGAACCAAGTGAAAATGATAGACTTAATATTGGGTTGATGAAAGAATTGTCTGGTCAAGATAGAATATTAGTTAGAACTCTATTTAAAGAACCCTATGAATTTAAACCACAATTTAAAATGATTTTAACATGTAATGAACTTCCAGAAATACCAAGTGATGATGGGGGAACATGGAGACGTATCAAAGTATGCAACTTTTCAAGTAAATTTACAGAAACACCTGATATAAATAAACCTACCGAATTTTATATGGATATGGAATTGACAGATAAGTTTGAAAGATGGAAAGAAGTCTTTATAAGTTTACTGATTGATAGACACAAACATATTAATCCTATGGCAATTTCAGAACCCAGTGAAGTACGTGTTGCTACTGAGAGTTATAAACAGAATAATGATATTGTTGGACAATTTATTAATGATAGAATTATTATTGATCCGCAAATTAAAGAACCACGTATTACTATTACAAAATTATATTCAGACTTTAGGTTATGGAGTATATCTAATGTTGTTAAAGGTAAGAAATGCCCTGATCGTAATCAACTTAAAGCATATGTAGAAAAGATATTAAATAAACCGTATGAAACAAAAGGATGGACAGGTATTGCATATAAACAAAATGATGAAGATGAAGATGATGAAGATTAGAAGTATTATTAAAAGTATTTATATTATATATATAATAAGTAAAATTATTGTTTAGGTTTTTTTAAATTTCTTGGTTTTCTTGGTTTTCTTGGTTTTCTTGGTTTTTTAACATTAATATGTTTTTTTTTTGGTATTCTTTTTTTGCCTCCAATTGCGGAACCTATTAAATGTTGAATTTTACGATGTGTTTCTGGGTCATATTTACTAAGATATACGTCTATCATAGATTTTAATATTTTAAAAATTTTATCATAATCTTTTTTAACTATATTATTAAGTTCAATAAATTTTTTAAGTTCAATATTAAATTGTTCAGGACATCTTGCAAACCAACATAGTGATTTAACAGTTCCAGAGCGATTTGCTATTTTTTCTATAAATTCTTCTAAGGTTGTATAAGTAATTGCAATTCCTAAACTGATAACTCTAATAGTATATGTTGATGTTTGTTTATTTGATGCTGTTAATTCTGTAAATGAAAGCTCTTTTTTCTTTTTATTACCATCAAGTATATTATCTGCTAAAAATTTTAAAATATTGTTTAATTCATTGAGATTTTTTTCTGTTTGATCAACATCTTCAATATTGGTATTAGCTCTTTCATTGGTATTAGCTTGCTTAATTACTTTTGCCTGTTCAATCGCAATAGTTTGCTCTGTATAACCAATTGCGTTATGTAGTTCTATTGTAAGATTTTTAATTATATCTCCAAATTTATTAAAATGATTAGTATCTTCTGTTGTGCTATTTTCCACATTATCTACATTTTCAACCATATTTATCATCTCATTCTCTAATACTTCTAATTTGGTTTCTTGTATTTTTTCATTATTTGTATCTTTATTGGATTTACGTTTAAAACTTTTAACATATTCAATAGCACTACTAATAGCTTTTTTAATACTATTTTTAACTGTTGAAGATTTTGGTGGTGAAATATAATCTGTTTTTACATGTACTAATTTTTGTGATGGTTTATTTTCTATATAATAACCTGTGCGCTTATTTTTTTTAAATTTTGGCGGATAATAATTATTGTTCATATTTATCTATATTATTATGTAGATTTTTAAAAAATTATAAAAAATGATAGCAGCTTTTGCTCTAAATATATAGTAAATATGCCAAAACTTATTTGGAAAACAGATGATGAATCTCAATTCAATATATTTAAGTTTTATGATAGTGAGATATCATGTAACAATAATAGTATTTATTATAATTTTGTATTTAAAATGATTGAATTAATGAATCAAGAAGCAAGAATTATTTTTGCTAATTATATTTTTACTGATAATTTTTGGGAAGTGTTAGATGAAAATATAATTGATAATATATATAATAAGGTTATATTAGATGCTGTAAATAAACTTACATTTGAAGAATGTTATAACCATCTTTGGTGTTTATTAGGTAGTTGGAAAGATGTTGAAGATAAAGAATTATTTACAATTCAAAAACTTAAACAAATTAATGAATTAAAATTTAAAATTCAGAAACTTAGAAAAATAAGATTGAAATTGTTTTATGCTATATGTGATTATATTGATTGTGTATATTATTGTTGTAATATTGAATATTATAAAGGGGAAAAATTATGTGAAAATAATATTGTTAAAAATATTGATAGTGAACTTACAATTGTTAAAAATAATTATTATAATTTAGAAGAAAATATAAAATATAAAGAGCTATCACATGTATATTATAAAATATTATTGAAAAATAATGCGAATGATATAGCAAAATGTATATATGAAAAGATAAGCAATATTAGAAGCATTAATAAGAATTGGTTAGTTAAAAACACAAATGGATATATTTTCAATCATTTAGAATTGCCTTTATATGAAAAAGAAGATTTAGAGAAGGTAATATATGAATATGGTATTCAAAAAGCAATTGAAAAGTTTATAATAAATAAAAAATATTATGATCGTATTATTAATATTATTGACTATGATGTATCAAAAATATATATAGGCATTGCTTATTATATAATAAGAGAATCATTTGAATATTTATCATTCGCAAGGAGTAGTTTATAATATTATAATGAATAAATATGTTATAATTTGAAAAGAATATTATAAAATTTGATTTTATTAATTTTTATTTTACTAAACAATCCAATTAAAAAGCAAGCAAAACAAATTTGTTAAATCAAACACTACGCAAAACTTCATTGAATATATAATTTCCAGCATAATGGCAACTTTTGGTTTGTTCCTTTTCTTTATATTTCTTATTATATTTACAGCTCATTTGATGGCATGGATCATTTCTTTCTTTTGTAAAACACGAGATGACTATATTAATCCATACAGACTTGTTCCTCGTGAAGAAGCAGATAGCTATAAACGTTATGAAAGACAAGAATATCAAGATAGTTTGAAGAATCGCAAAAAATATAAATAAATATGATTATTTATAAGAATTTATAAAAAAGTAGTAAATAATTTTTAATTAGGATAAATATTTTATATTTTTAACAATTACAATAAATATTGATTGTTGTTATAATTACTTTTGTTTGTTAAAACAAAGCAAAGGAATATTGAACAAGCAATCTAAAATAATGAGCATAATAAGCACAGATTATTGTGAAATTGAATATGACATCGCTGATATCTCGCATATCATTAACAAACAGCAACAGTATGTTAAAGAATTAATTTATCAACGTATTGATAAGACATATAAGTATGATGCTTATGTAAAAGGGCAACAGCTAATGCTTAATAGCATGATGAAACAAAAAAATGAGCTTGAGAATAATTTACAGTGTGTTCATGAAAAACGATATAATGAATTTAGCAAATGTAATGCTTTTTCAGGAATAAATGATGTTATGAATATTGCTTTTCAATATGCACACCCAAAAGACAAGCTTACAAATAAGTATGTAGTTGAAAAACGTTTAAGAAGTACCAGACGAAATTCACCTTGTCATATTAGTGCTAATAATACTATTAATAGTGATACAGATATTGTCAGAGAATATAAAAAAGATAGATTTGATGTGTTTCTTGATTGTATTATAGCAAATCTTAAAATATTAAAATTTATATGCGTTATTGCTTTTATTATTATAAGGTTTGTATATATTTTCACTTATATATATTATAAAATTTATGTCAATCTTATACAATAACAATATAAATACTTAAATATCTGCTGGATTACAAAGATATTGTATCCAAATTTCTTTTGAATAGTTTGATTTTTTTAGGTTTAAATAAAATCCAAGTTCAACAGCTTGTTCGTAAAACCCTTTATTTTGTGCTATTTGATTATCACTATATAAATTATTTATTCCTTTAAGAGATATGCGATGATTAATTTCGTTAATATTTTCTATAAAAATTTCAAGAATATTATCTGTAATAATTAAATTATTTTTATTTATTGAATATTTTGTTAGAAAGTTTTCTAATATATTCTTATTTGTATTTAGGAGATTAAATATCTCTTTTTTATTTATTTTTGGTTGTCGTGATACTTCATACTTATTTGACAATATGGCTTTCCCTTTGAATCTTTTAACACTACAAAGTTTATCAAGAAATGCCATAACATTTACATCTACAATAATTGGTTCTTTAAAAGGTAAATGATTGTTAATTTTTGTATATAATTCAATACTTCTCTGAACGTTTACAGTTTCACAGTCTGATACAACATAAATCCACATATATACATTAAATTCGCAGTTAAATAGCCTATCGTGTTCTGTAATATATTTACATATAGCACCATGTCTATGGTTCCCATTAATAATTTTAATATTTTTATCTTGAATATTAGTATTTGGATCATATATAGCATCCATTGTGAATGCGATATCATACCCATCAACAATAGATGTATATAATTCGTCTATTTTAGATTGTTCAAGCTCTCTATTAAATACAATAGGACATGCGTAAGCCATCAATTCCCTAAAACTAATTTTTATTAAATACTTATTGTCTTCTATCTTATCAATAACTTTATCAAGAATATTAAAGTATTGTAAAGGAATATTATGTGCGGATGACTCTGTAATATCATTTAACATGTCAAATTGAACCTTAATCGCAACATCATCATTGTATGTCATCTTATATTATAGTATTCATAACAATATATCTATCATTTTTTATTTTCCAGTAATATAAATATATAGGCAAACAGCGAAGATATTATTAAACCCATTATCTCAATTGCTATATGATAAGGAAACACATAGTATTCCATCATATAGCTACAATTGTATTTTTCATTAAAGAAAAGCACTATGATGACTATGAATAATATTAGCAATATTGGCAGTAATTGCTTAACCATAGCAGGTAATTTAACATTCCATAATCCTGTTATAAGCACAATAACCCATATATTTATTCCAGATACAGCATTATACACAGTTCCTATATAATTATATAATATGTATAAATCAAGCATAATTACAGCTAATATTATAGGAATATTTGGAGGTTTCCCACTAATAAATGATATAGCACTTATGAGTGCAAATATTATAATATATGTAATTGCGTGAATAATATATACATGTATTAAACTATATTCATTATTATCCCAAAACATATGAGAATATGCGTGGTATGCCTGGAATATGAATAAGGATAGTATGAAAAACTGTATTTCTATATGCTTAGCCAGCGATAATAAATAGAGCAGTAAGATACATGACAAAATATTAATAGACGCTGAATAAGGTTGATCTACTATTTTCCCTCTAACTTCACATGTATTAAACGGAAAAGCCTTGATAGGTTCATTTACATCCATCGTTGTCTTATTATAATAAATATATTTTTTGTAAATTATATTTATTACATAAACTGAAAAGAGAAAATGAAATAAGTCTATTATAAAAAATAATTAATAATTTATATATCATCTTTTTTTAATAGGGCAATATTGTATATAATGTGATAAATATAGCGAAAGCATCAATAGAATACATTGTCATACTTAGGTATTTAATCTATCTTACAAATATCTATTGATTGAATAATATGTGCGTTTCTTTGATATTTAATAAAGTCAATATATTTAAAGATTCTTAAAAAGCCATGCGATATACTACCATTAACCTCTTTAAACTCTTTTTTTATTTTTTCAGAGATATTAGTATGATTTATATAACTATTTTGATTCAATATGAAGTCTTCATATTGAATCAGTTTACATTTTAATTTAAATAGTTCGTCTCTATCATTTGTATTTATAGTTATCTTATTCAATATATCTATATTATTTATGATAATCTTCTTGCTATATATTCCTATATTCATAGAAGGCCATTCAATATCAATTTTCATTGTATCATAACTTGTAGTTCTCAAAAAAGCAATATGTTCTTTCATAAGATTGTAAAAGTTTTTCCCAAAATATACAGTATCATGTGTTAAAAATCCAAAATCAAAATCATATTTATCAGGGTTTTTTGCGATATAAATATGCGAAGTAAATTCAAAGCTTCTATACATCACATGTACTATTTCTATACCTTCATTATAATAGACTTTATTTGAAGAACATCCACCAACTATTATATGGATATACTCAATAGGTATATTGCTTTCTAATATATTTTTAATTATTCGTGGCACTTGTATATCTAATCCTTCAATACAAGATGCTATGAATATATGATAATTATTCATTATATAATATTCTATATAAAGAATTATATAATATCTTTCCATATTTTAAAATTATAGTAAATTATAAAATATATTTTTATTGGATGTCTGTCAATTATTACACTAACTGTTTTTGTTTATAAACTGCTTTATTTTACTATCAGATTTTATTATCCGGATTTACATATAATAACTGTTCTTAGGATTTGCTAAAATATAATCCAAGTATACACTTACAGCCCTATATCTTGCTACTAATTCTAATACCTTCACATATTTGCCTATTAAATACTTATTTCATTCCATTACATCTAAATGATAAGGAATCAAACACATTATTATTCTAATTCGCAATTATATATTAGCTATAACACTTTTCATAGTCTCTTATATAAATATTATAAACAAAGTATCTATATATCCGCAATTATATATTAGCATCAGATGTTATATCATTAAATGTATTAAAACTTTTTAAAGGGTAGTTTGTTTCATAGTATTCAACATTTACTATATCATTAACAACATCTAAAAAATTGATTTCTTTATATTTTTTATCTCTACTATTTATTATATTTTTTAGTTTATCCTTTACAATAGAAGTATTAACCATGAATATACATTGATCATGAAATCCCATTTCTACACCTACATCTTTTCTATATCCAAAACCCTTTACTGAACCTTTCATATTATTATCTTTATTATCTTTATCTATAATTAAATATGCGTAAGGGTTTTCTACATATACCGTTGGAATTAAAAAATCATTTCCATATTGTAAATTATACATCTCCTCAAATATTCTGGCATCATCTATTATAATATCACTCCATATTACAAATATCTTCTTGGTTATCTTATAGCCTTCTCTTTCTAATAGTTGATATAATGTTTCGCCGTTTCCTTTAGGATAATTTTGGGAATTATCAAGCGAATCAAAATATAAGAAGTGAATATTAGAATAAATAACACATCTCTCATATTTTTGAAAGTCATCTTTGTAATAATTATTACAACACACATATATATTGTTCGCAAACGGTCTTATTTTTTCTAAAATGTTTGTTAGAACAACATTACCATCTATCTTAATAAGACATTTTGGATATTTTACCCCCATCCTTTCATTTATACCACCTGCTATTATACATATGTCATACTTTTCATTCATTATTAGGGATTTAATAAATAAGTTAGTAGTATTTATAGTATCAATATGTAAATATTTTATATTATCTGTTGTAGAATTATAGTCTATATCATTGCAATCGGTAATATATGTGTAATTACCATTAAAAAACTTTTTATTTGTAAATAAAGCTCTTTTAGATAATCCTCGTTTTATAATTTCAATAGTTGTCTTTCCAGTTTTTATGAGTTCATATTTGATATAGTTATCCTTATCTTTATAGGTATTTAAAAAAATGTTATTAACAGTTTCTATTATTTTATCTCTATTTATTAAGGGTTTTATTGATATGGATACATTTTTCATATTATTTATTTGTAGATTATCTGGCACACTAAAAGTATCATGAATGTTTTTTATTGTTTGAATAATTGTATTTTGTATAAAAGTAATATCATCATCATTTAATATATAATTTATATTTACATATTTATACTTTTTGTTTTGACTATCCTTTTCATTATAAGTCTCTTTATTATTGTAATTCTCTATATTGCCAATATTTGAGAAAATAACACAATCTTTTATATCAGGTGATATGTTAGTTATACAGTTGTTACTTGCTATAATTTTATTACGAATATCACCAATAGACTCTATATTATCAACAGATATGTTTAGATATTCAGCATCATATAATGTATAATCGTAATCAAATATATAGGTTTTATTATAATATTTACGAAAATAATCTCCAAATATATATTTCCATAAAATTATACCATCATGTGTAAATAGGTTATTACGAGTATTCTTAACAACTAACTTTGGTATATTAATGTAATTATAGGAATCGGATAACAATTGAATTGTAGGGAATAGATTAGGATTCATATCTGGTGATATTATAATCTTTACATCAGGCTCTTTTAATGATATATATTCGTTTATTTTATCTAAAAGTTCATCCCCTGTATAATTAACAATATCATTATCGTAATCACAGTTTAATATAAGATATTTTTGTGCCTTAGATTGTTTGAAAGTATCCGCAAAAAGTGCTGTTTTATACGTAGGTATTAAACTGCTAAATTGGGTACCGCAAGATAATACAATAATGTCGCTATTAAGTAATAAATCTTTTGTGGCATCATCTAATATTGGCATTTTATTGTTATCTGCGAATGTGACATCTACTATTTTATCAGTAATGTCATCAAAATTCACAATAGATGCCTCGTCTAATAGCATCTTATTATTAGCAGTAATACCATTTAATGTTAAGTTAGCTTGCGAATTAACATAGATATTATTTTTTAATCCAAAAACATTCTTGATAATATTACATACTGTTATCATATTTGAATCATATTGATGTAATAACGCACAATAAATAATGTTCATATAATTAAAGTCATCATAATGTATATGGGTTGATTGTTCTAACGCAAAAAAATACTTTGTATTTAATATCAAAAATTTCCTTATATTGTCTTCAATATCCAGATCATTTATTAACTTTAATAAATGAATGATTGGGTTTTCAAGTGTATTTGTAATTGTAAATCTATAAGTTAGAAGTTTATATGTGTCATTATTACCATATATTAGGTTGTATTCAAGAACTTGATTTTTCCTAAAGTCAGATATTCCTAATGTGTTTTTAAATAGTTTCCTTAAAATTCCGGTAGATTTACCATCGTCATATCCGTTTAATATTATATTTATGCCAATATGCTTATTAATTTTATTGAGACCTCTTTGTATATTCTCACTTCCTGAGCCACCTGTAATTAATGTTATCTTCATTAAATATTATAATATTAACACATATATGCTTTAAGTAACTTATGTCCAAATATATACATTTGACATTCCTCATTTATATATTGATTATTTTAGTAAATTGTACACTTTAATATAAAGGTTTTTTATTTTTATTACTTATATATAAGTAATAAAATGTCACAACAAATTATATTGTTATCTGAAAGCCCAACAGCATATATAATACGTAGAAAAATATCACAAAAAATTATTTTAATACGCGATCATTTATATTTGCTTAAATATTGGTTATATGGACATTTACCTTTTCTTGAATATTATATATAAGGATTCTTATGATATAAAACTATATAAATATGTGTCTGAAAATATAACATTACCTATATGCTGACATATTATATTTGATCATAATGTTAAATATAATAAATGTAGTTTAGATAAAAATATATTTGAAAATATTAATAATATAATTTTTTACACATTTTCTCATTTAAAACGCCCATCTTAAATATTTTTTTGAATAATCCATGTATCTCCATCACCTGTAAAAAATAATGTATAATTATAATATTTACAAAATAAATCTACATCATATTTAACAGCAGGAAACCCATAATAATCATCTCCAAATAGTATTCCTTTATTTTTTAAAATATCATGATATAACATTAATTCCATAAAAGTTTCTCCAGCTTCATGTGCGGAATCTATATATACAAAATCAATTTCATAATTAAGAACCTTTAACATTCTTGCTCCGACAATAGAACTAACTCTTAATGGAATAATAGTATCAGTTAAATTATTTTTTACTATATTTGAAATAAAATAATCATAAATTTTAGGGTTTCCATCTTCTTTATTCATAGTTTCATGAAATTCATCCATTAACCACATATTTATATCACCGCACCATGTATCTACGCACATTAAAATACCATTAGAAGATTTTACCATATTTCCTAATATAATAGCACTTGAACCAATAAAACTACCAACCTCAACTCCAAATGTAGGTACATAACCCAATTTATTAATTATAGCATCTGTAGTTTTATTTGAAATGTGTGCTGGATAATACATTGGAATATTTATTTCCTGTGAAATTTTATAATTCAAATATATATTATTACATTTAAATAATGTATTTGATATTTCAAAATAGGTTGGTTTTTTGTTTTCAAAATTGTTTTTTTTAATTGTATTTTTTAATTGGTTATCCGCATCCGTTTTTGAACTAAACCATCTAACAAAAGTTTCTTCATTTAAAATGTTTTTCATTTATATTATTATTTTATGATTATATTTTTATATAATGATAATAAACATATAATGGGCGTTTTAAATGTGTAAAAATGAAACTCGTATAAAAATCAAAGAAAAAGTATGATGAAATATCTAATTATAATAAACTTTACTGGATTGCTTTATCTTTAAACCCTTTAATATTTACATTTTGATTTAGAAACTTAGATTATAAATAAATTAAAGTTTTATATCTTTAGACATTTATAATAGCATAAATAAGAAAATTTTTTTTTATAAAATATAATAGATAGATAATGAAATATTTTGATGCGTTAAAGATATATAATCAAGGAAAACCTGCTTGGTGTTCTCCGCGTAAAGACACTGTTGATTATAAAGCGGTAATAGCAATTATGAAAAAAACATCAGGAACTCTATCAAAACAAAGTTCACCTAAATCTTCTTTATCAAATAAAGGTGGTATTGTTTTAAAAAAACCATCATCTAAGTCTCTCCTATTTAAAAACGCAAATATTATTCAGCGCTTTTTAAAAAATAAGTTGATTATTACTAAAAATAATTTAGATACACGCATTAGGCGTTATCATTTAATTAAAAAACATTTAGCTAATATTAAATCTAATAAATGTCTATCAAAGAAGATGTTTGGTAATAACAAAGGTTTTACAATTGATGGAATTGTTAATTTAGAAAAGAAAATAGGAAGCGATAGTGTTTATGGCACTATTTATCTAACAAGTATTCCTAATTTATTGGGAACATATCCTATCGCAAGTAAATTAATGAAAATAACAGCAAATAATGAGTGTGAAACTAAAATGAATACATGGATTACTGAAAACTTAATTATACCAAAAAAAACAAAACATTTTGTTATTATGTATAAGACTACTAAATGTAAATCTTCTGAAAGCACAGGAAAAGAATTACTTATACAAGAGCGATTAGTTAATTATAATGAGCTATGTAATAGTGATTTGAGCTCTTTAATGAAAACTGATGAAAAGAATGATGAAATGCTTATGATTAATATGGCATACCAAGTATTTATTGCGATTGCTACATATCATAATAGAGTAGGTTATTGTCATAGAGATTGTCATCATGGGAACTTTCTATATCAATTAAATAATGAAGTTGGATATTATCACTATATCTATAATGGATTTGATTTCTATATTAAAAGTTGTAAATATAATATGTGTATATTTGACTTTGGAATAAGTGATTCTATTAGCAATGTAGATAAACAATTTATATTCAATGATTATTACAATATAATTCATGGTTTTGTAAGTAATAAAACAAATGGATGGATTGAAGGCAATATTGTAAATGCGAAAGTTAATGCTGGTATGTTTATGATTATGACAAAAATACAAAGAATATTACCAAATTTTCTGAAAGAACCTGGATCTGATATGTTTCAAAATATTATAGATAATATTTTTAAAGTATTTAAACCAGAAACAAAGATATTTATAACAACAAAACCCAATATTATATTAAACAAAAAACCATTTATTATCAATAAAGTAGAACAATATCCTAATATTAATTTTAAGAAAGTGTATCTATAAAATATTAGCATTCATATAAGTTTATTCAGCAACAAATATTATTAATGTAATTCCATTTCTTGCTCTCCAACTGCTAATTTAAATTTATCATATATAAATTTCTCTCTCTCTTCTGGACTATCATTCTCATTAAAACCAAAAATATCTAATGTATAAGTACATGTATGTGAATTAGGCAAATTATTAATATTTATTCCTACTCCATATTTATAACATATTTGATAGGGTTTATTTTTATCATAATATGTTAGACCTGTCCAAAATCGTAGTAATTTTTTAACAAAATCAATATGGTCTTCATCTGTTTCATCCCCTCTCTTTTGTGTAATAATATTTGACATATATCCTTTCAGTATATCTCCTCTTTCTTTTTGCTCCGCTTCTGACATCCTATCGCCAGTATAAATTCCAACAAAAGAATTAGATGTATACTTTATCTCCATATATACATTTATTTTGCTTACAAGTTCTTGTAGAATTGCTATTGTTAATGGTTCATTTGTAATTAATAGGCTAAGTTGCTCTATTGTAACCTTTTTTTTATATAAGAATTTTCTTATTTCATTACTAAAACCACCAAATAAAGAATCATATCTCATTTTCATACTTTTTTCAGAATTAACTTCCTCTTTACCTAAAAAGTTCTTTGTTATTACATGTTTTGATTGTTGAATAATAAACTTAATACAATTATCCTTAGTTATTTTTTCTCCACTTGATTTTAGTGATGATCCAAATGATTTACTAATAACATATAGATCATTAAAAGATAAGCCAACGTATTCTATATCATTTATTCCATTATTGCTAATCATATTTATATAATAGATTGCGTTATTAAACTCTCTTAAGTAAAAATATAGTATATCATAGTAATTTAATTGATTTTTTTGGTTTATTAATCCAGCTAATATATATGATGAAAGTTGTTGGGGTAATCCAATAACATCATTAACTACTGTAAGACATAATAATTTCCCTATTACATAATATATATACTCATAATCTCTCTCTGTATCAAAATTCAAAATAGAACCATGGTTTTGTTTATATGCTCTAATTACCTTCTTAAAATTTTCATCAGGAGCAAAGTTAGGATTAATATAATATATATTTCCAATAATATCCTTAGGACAAATAAATGGTCTTGTAAGATGTTCATCATCACAAAACAATTCTTCAAATAACTTTGTAAAAAATTCACGTTTTGGTCCACCAGCATCTATCGCATCTTTTTTATTTTCTTTTAATTCATTATCTAACTCATATATATATATATAAAATTTATTAAAATCATTTATAAAAATATCTCTGATTTCCTCATTATAAATTTTACTATACATGCCTTCATAATATATTAATAAGGATGCTAATGCGGAATCTTGATAATATTTTAATTTATTTTCTTTTGCTTTTTTTTTATTTAGTGGAAATTTATTTTTAATTTCATCTTTAAGAACATTTATACATAAACTAGGTTCTTTGTTATAATGTTTACATTTTTGAATCATATTATTTTTGAACTTATTATATTTCTTTCCTTCTTCATTAGTTTCATTATCGTATATTTCTCTTATAGAATTACATATTTTACTATTAATTTCAGTTATATCTAGGCTTTTGCTTGCTTCATGTTTGATAGAATATGAAGCAATATTTAAAACTTTCCCTTTTGTTTTTATTACTGATTTCATAAATTTTATTCCTTTTGAAGTAATATTTATAGGCGTAATATTATAATCATACAATAGTGCTTGTTCAAATATAGCATTATATTCTTTACTATCAGTCGCAATCAATATATCTTGTCTTTTTGGATCTCTATTTGGTTGATTTGCCCAACGCAAGCAATCAGCGACAGTATAATATTTATGAATTGAATATTTAGAATCTCTTTTTGTAATAACTACATTACTTTTTTGCTTTATTACAATATCACTAATACTCTTATTAAAAACAGGTTTATAGTAATATGTAAATTTAATATATCTATTATTAGCTACTGCTGTGGTAATATCAAACTTTTTTAAGTCTTCTTTACTAAATGAAACACGTGCGGGTAGTAATAGTATATTATCTTTATTTGCTAATTTTAAAAAAGCCTCTTTTAATTTCTTATTAATTAATTCTACTCTTCCTCTTTTAATACCTTCTTTATCTTTCTCATTATTAATAATTTTCCATCTTAATCCAAGATTATTTCTGTTTTTATTATCAATTGCTTGTACATAATAAGTTGATATTTCAATATAACTATTCTTTGTAATATCTGTAATATCAAACTTTAATAAGTCTTCTTCGCTAAATGAAACATAAAAAGGCATTACACCATCTTGATCGATTGACTTTTGGAAAGCTGTTAATATTTTTTTATTTATAATTTTAACACCTCCATTCGGATGCTTTGTACCTGCATTTTTCCATTTTAATCCAATTATATTAGAACTTAAACTATCTTTTTCTTTTTCTTTCATAAATTGTGCTTCGATATTCATAATAAAGTTTTCTAATTGCTCTCTTGATTGTGGTATATTTTTTTCTCCTTCTTTATTTAATATATTTCCTATTACATTTGTAAGTGCAGTTATAATATCATAACCGCGTGATGTTATCATCCGTGGTATTAAATGTGTATCATATTGATAGCTTATACATAATAAACGATTGTAAATTGGCGAATCTATTAATATAGGTTTAAATGTTCGCGGGTTAATAATGGGCAAAATTACCCAATTTTTACATTCTTCATATGTAAAACCATTAAGAGGATTATCATCTATTATTACTCTATTTTCATAAGTATTAAAATTAGTGTCTTTTAAATCAATTATTGCCTTTGTTAATTTTTTACCTATCAATAACCCATGTCCTTCTGGTAATCGCATTATTACATTATCATCTTCATCACTTTTATTTAATAATATTGTATAGTACCAATTTTTATATTCGCTGACAGGATTAATGTAAATTTTTAATTTTGTATCTATGAATTCGCGTGATATTTTATCTTCTACAAGATTTATAAAATATTGTTTTATTTTATAATCTCTTACAAAGAAATATTGTTTTATAAAAGATGATAATTCACTTGTTAGCTGTTTTATTATTTTGCTATCTTTAAAATGAATTTGTTTATTACGAACTGATAATAATCCTATTTCCATATTCCGCGGAATCAATATTTGCGGATCTATAAGTTGAACATAGATATTATTAACAAAATTACTAATTATACCTTCAATAGTATCAAGTTTATTATCCTTTAAAAAACCTTTTAAACTGGAATCATTATATTTTTTCTTTTGTAAATAAGATTCAATAGAACCTATAATGCGAGATTTAGCATTATCAGTAGAATCTTTTAAAATATTATTTATTAATTGATTCCCATTCATAACCTCATTTTGAAGATCTTCAAGAAATTTCTTAAACGCATTAAAGATTGTTTTATCAACATCTTTTTTTGGTAGAAGCCCTTTTTTATATTGATATTCAGCAGCTAATTGTTCTTCTTCAATATTCTCTAATTTCATATCCCTCAATAATCTTCTTTCTGCTGAATTTAAACTTTTATTAGATAAGGACGATGATACATCAAATGTATTCTTTGGTTTTGCTGCTGCTTTACGTATTGATGTTAATGGTGAAGCTATTTTTAATTTTCTATCAAAAGATTCAACATTATGCGTTAGAAAATATTCATCATTTTGCTTCATAAAATCAAATCTAAGCATAACATCTTCAATAATTCTTTTTGCAAGTTTATACAAGGTTTTATCATTTTCATTAGTAGGAATAGTATCTAAAATTGGAGGCGTTGGCAATCCATATTGTATTGTAGTGTATATTAATTCAATATATATACTACCAGCCATACTTATTTTTTCATTTGTTCGCGGATTTATCAAATGATTGTTTGACCAGTACTTGCATTCTTCAATTGTAAATGGAGGTGTAATATATTCAAAATTGTCTGTTATTTTATCATTTAATGTATGCAATCGTAGAGTTCCATTCTGCTGATATTCTTTAATCTTATCTACCAATTTTTGTCTCAACGCAGAATTATAAAAACATCTTCTTCTAACTCTATTTAAAAAAGATTTAGGATTATTTAAAGCATTATCAGCATTAACATCATGGTCTATTAAAATATCCTTTCTATATTTTCGTGCTACATAATTATTCTCAAATGGAGATATACTTGGATCTTTTATCCATAATAAACATTGGTCATCATTTAATCTTACTGACATTATTTAGAATATTCTAATATATATTTATAATTAAAAAAAAATAATAATTTAGATATATTGTATATTTTATAAAATACTTATGAATAAAAGTGAGGGATTATAGTATTACCATATTCATTAATTTTAAATCCGCTGAAAAATAAGTTATATTTAAACCAATCTTTCAAATCATGGAGGTCATTCATATAATCTAAATTATATTCTGGATATATATTATTATTAAACATAGATAAAATGTTTAATAAACATACTATAAAATTATAAGATTCTAAAATATTATTATAAATATCAATATAACATCTAAATGTATATGTATCAGTAAATTCTATTATTATTTTATCATTTAATAGTTTAACATCTCTAATATTTCTATATTCTTTATCTGTATCATTACATAGGTTCCCATTATAATGTCTTAGACTTATAAAAATATGAGCATATTGTTCAAATGTATTCTTAATATAATTATAACTTGATGAAGTTATTCTATCTTGTATTGGATAGATAGCAAACTCAATATATTTAATAGTAGAATATGATATATCATATTTGATCAATTTTAACTTATTAAGATGTAAGAAGTCTGTCTGATTATCTGCGTAATATGTAAAATATTTGTAATAAGGATCTTCTATATCTCTTCTATTACACAATATTATGCTCCATATAGCATGATTTTTGCTGTATGGAGCATTATCTTGATTATCTTTTATATAAGCAACTAATTTGTTAAAATTATTGATTGCTTCTCTTTTATCACTTATATTTTTGAGAGAGCACTTAAATACATTTTTATATATTAATACTTGTATATCATCAGGTAACTCATATAAATAATTCTTGACAAATGCTGACATTAATTATACTTAATGTTTAATACTTACTACTACTAACTTTTATAATTAAATCATTTTTTATAAAATTATGTTTAGTTTATTTGTATAGCATATATAGAACATAACACAAAATGTCAAAACAAGATAAAACAGATAATGTATATAATATATTGTCAAGGCGAACAAAGAATTCAATATTATCAGAAAATCAAAGAAACAAAAAAATAGAACTTGTAGATTTACCTAAAAAAGTTTTGCAAATAATAGCAAAAAAGTATAAAAAAATACTTAAATATGAATTAAGAGATTGGGTAAAAGATTTGCTTCCTTTGAGAAAAATACATAATGAATTTTTATCGCAAAATTCAAATGCAATTGATTTTTTAAAAGATAATATACAGCGTATTAATTTTGACTCTTTATCAGATAATACAAATCCAGATGCGATTAAGTTATTAAAAATGAATATAAATAATGAAAATATAAATTGGAATAAATTATCAAAAAATCCTGCTGCTATTGAAATATTAAAAGAAAATCCAAATAAAATAGTTTGGGCTTATTTATGCTCAAATACAAATTTAGAAGCAATTGATATGTTAAAAACAAAAGTAGAAAATGAAGAAAATCTATCAATTAAAACATATAGGCAAAAAAATGAATATTCATTTAAATATATAAATTGGGTTAATTTATCAAAAAATCCTGCTGCTATTGAAATAATAAAATTTGCTCTAAATGAAGAAGAAAAAATATTAAAAGAAGAGGGATATAATGCTAAATCTTATTTAAAAGTTAGCTGGTTTAGCTTATCTGCTAATATAAATGCGATTGAGATATTAAGTAATAATAAAGATAAAATTGATTGGCAGGAATTATCAAGAAATCAAAAAGCAATTAAATTAATTATAAAGAAAATTGAAGAAGATAAAGAAGAGTTAGACAAAGAATATTATAGAAAATTACCACCAAACTATAAGATTGATTGGGATATTTTATCAAAAAATCCAGCTATATTTATTCCTTTAAAACAAATAGGTCGTTCAAAAAGTATTACTGTTTCAAAATTATTATCAAGTAATATATCACCAAAAAATAATTTACCCTCAATATTAGATTTATCAAAAGATTTACAAAGAGAAATTATTAGTAATTATAAGAGTTTAGTTGCTTCTAAAAATATATTAAGAGATGGTATTCCGATTGATAAATTAAATTGGGGTTATTTATCTGAAAATCCTAACGCAATTGATCTATTAAAAGAAAGAATAGATTTTGAAAAATCCTTATTACAAGATGAATATAATAAATTACCTTCTAAAATAAATTGGTCATCTCTATGTAGAAATACTGATCCTGGTGCTATTCAGTTATTATATGCGAATCAAGATAAAATAGATTGGTCTATATTGTCATATAATCCTAACGCAATTCATTTATTAGAAAAAAGAGTAAAATACCAATTAAAATTACAAAATGAAGGCAAATTAGACACTTTAAAAACAAAAGAACGAATTAGTTGGATAGGATTATCATCAAATTCAGCTATATTTGTTCCTATCTAAATCCATACTTTAATACTTAAATATATATAGTTTTAATAAATAACTTTTTAGCATTATTGATTTACCTTTTTTCTATTCTAAATATAGATCGTATTATATTGTTAAATATGTTAAATATGTTAAGTAAGTTGAAAATGGCTATATCTAAAAAAGATAAACCAATAATGACAAAAGAGAAACATGATAATTATTTAACTTTGAGTGAAAATGAACAGTTAAAAATATTAGATGGATTGTCAACAAAAAATAAAAAACGTATAGGTGAATGGTTAGACACTGTTGAAGTTAAAAAAGATGATTATGATGAGCAATATATAGCAAGCCCATTCAGAGGAATAATATATATAAATAAAGATATATCATATGCGAATTTATATAAATGGTGTCTTGCTAATTTTGAAAAAATAAAATTAGCAAGATTACCAAAGCCATTAGATGATAAATTTTTTTATTATGCTAATAAATGGAAAAAAAAGCCAAATATTAATCCATTTACAAATAAAGAGATCATTGTATCATTAAATCCAAATGGAGAATATGTAAGTTTATACAAAGAATTTATTAATGGACTTGTTAGAAATATTTTGAAAGCAAGAATAATAAATGTATTGACTGTTGAAGAATGTTACAAGATAAAAGATAGTTTACCAAATGAACATAGCTACGTATTTTCAGATAGAAGCAAAGATAGTAAATACCAGATAATTTACGACTATCTTTTTATAGTATATTTTATTAAATCAAATACATTTAGATATGACCCAGCATTTCAAAATGATTTAAATATATATATAGATCTTGCTATTTATAATACTTCCCAATTCATATATAATGATAATGAAACAAATGTTGATTTCCATTATACAACTGAGTTTCTTTATATACGTAAATTCTACAAAAATTATTTGCAAAATATGAGTGATAGTGAACTATCTATTAGCAATCTAATAATGAAACTATGTATTGATATAGAAAATATATTGGAATATATGCGAGAATCACAAGAGACAAAAATAACAAGCACTGTGATTGACAATGTAAATTATAATATGAAAGTATTAAAATATTGTAAAGAAATATTTAGTAAGGTTCCAATTGATTACTTTCGCGAATATATAAAAAATCCAGATAAGAAAAATGATAGGGAAGTACTAAAAGAATATTTACTACTTATATTGACAAATCATGAAAAAAACATTTCTGTAAGATTTAAGAATATTTCTGATTCAATAATGGATTATATGGAAGATGAAGAACTCCCCGCAAGTAATGTTTTTGAAACCTTGTTATCAATATACAATAATATTTTAAAGTTATATAGAAATAATAAAAAGATTCCTAGCTATAAAAATTATATTAAAGACCCCTATAATATAAATAAAGGAATTGAACCGCAGATACCAGTAAAAAAACAACTTCCAAGAGAATTACAAATATATAAAATACGTTTAAATAATTTAAAGAATGCTGCTAAATCAAAATCATCAAATGAAAAAAAACTAAGAGAATTTGAAGAAAATAATTTATTAAATGAAAGAAAACTTAAAGAGTTTGAAGAAAATATGAAAAATCATGATAAAAAAATGAAAAAATATATATTTAATAAAGATGTATATGATCGCATATATGAAGGTAAATATACACCAAAAAAACACATGGAATTATTGTCTTTAAATGCTTATAATAGGCTTAAAAAAGATGAGACAATTCCAAAAGTTTCAAATAGAAAAGCTAAGAGTGATGGGAATTACATAAGTATAGGTAAAATACATCATAATGAATATTATGGTAAAACAAAAGCATTTACAACAATAAGTGATAAGAATAAACGTATCAATAGCAGTAATAATAGCAGTAATAATAGCAATAATAATAGTGATAAAATTAGTGGTTATTATAAAAATGATATAGACCCTTATACACAAGAAGAATTTAGCGATATGAATCCAAAAAAAAGGAAATATGCGTCAGACATTATTTATAAAAATGGTACACAAGAGTTTCATTACCGTTTTGATACTATTAGTATATATAATTATATATTAAAATGTATAGAAGTGTGCGAGACCCCTATAAATTTTTTTAATAGGTCTGAATTAACAGATGATGATTTAGATGAGATATGTAATAAAATAAAACATTTTACCAAAAAACCCACATATAATTCATCTTCTGAGATTAGACCATTATTAGATGAGGATTGTAGCAAATATAATAATCATCTTGAATTTGAATGGTGGGAATATGTAAAAGATAAGGATATAGAAAAAGGGATCATAGGGAATATAAAAATATATATATCTATTAAATTAGGAAATATATTATTCAAAATAAATGAAGAAAAGGTTTTAGAATTGCCTATATTTAATAGTAATAAATCAGAAAGACTTTCATACAATATATTAGAATTATTACAAGACAAATTATCAAAAGGGGAGTTAACAGGTAATAAATATTTTCCATACAGGAAAAATAAAACATTTTTGAAATTACCCGAATTTACTTTTGAATTAACAGATAACGCAGAAAAAACATTAGAAAGGTTAAAGAGGTATAAACATAAGCTAGAACAATTATAAATCTATATAAAAATAAAACATATATATTATGTAAAGAAATAATCAAAATAAGAATGTTCCAGACTATTATGAAGTTATATGAGATGCAGTCAGTAGCTACTATCCCTCCTGTCAAGGGCAAATATATCTATTTTGGTGCTTCTGTAATTTATTGCGATGAGAATAATGTATGTATGGTATATTATCCGGATAATGGTATTTATCCTAGTCCTAATGTTAAGAAGGATATTTCAACTGAGGTTTCATCTTCGTGAAGCAATATAAATATGTTCTAATTTTATTTTTATTATTAAAAAATTGATTTAAATTTTTAAAATATAAAAGCAGAGATATACCAATTTATTGCCAAATAGCAGATAAATTCAGTATATATAGCGTATTTGAACGCAAGATCCTGACATAAATCCGCAAAACAAAGGTACACGTTTACAAGCTTTCAAGATGAATAGCACTGTTGTTTCAAGCAAGAAACATGATTTTTACACTGTTTCAAATGCTGAATTTTCTGGCGTTTTTGATTGCTGTTATTATCCAAATTACAATTATCACATCTTTATCCGTTATGGAGACAAAATCTATATGGAAGTTAAAGATGTAGGCGAAATTGTGATTTCATTTGCTGACCTTCAAAAAAATAAATATTGGAATTACTATTATAATTTGTCTCTTCTATTGTCAAATGATCCACATGAAGTAGCAAAAGACCTCCGATATGATAGTGATTATATAGATTACAACTTATATGAAGATAAGAGAGTATGGTCAATTAATACACCAGTTATAATTAACAACTTAGAAACAAATACCAAAATTCTGGATAATAGAGATAATAACTGCTATTATAAAATTAATCCATTTGACATAGAGAAGATGGATTATTCATCACCGGAAGATTTGGAAACATTCAATATTAATTATATGTCTAATAATGATTTTCAAAAAAACATATTTGAATCAATGTATATTACATACAATAATATTGCGATTGAGCATCAAACAAAGGTAATGGAAGAAATGATGGAAGAACTTGTAGAACTTTCAGCATTCTTTGAAAAATTAGAAGATAAGAAAAATTTTGCTAATCTTGTAGCATTTTATAATAAGACAGGTATGAATTGTGATTTATTAATGATTATTTATAATAATCTTCTCAGTGCTAATGGAAATAAAATGTATGAACCCTTAATTACTGAATTAAGAACATGTGATAGATTAGAAAACAATTCTCAAATAATAGCAATATAAAAAATCAATATTAGATATGTATAAGTAATATATGATATGTGTTTTTTATTTTTTACTATTATTATAAAAAATGATTGAGAAATATAATATAAGAAAATCAATTAAGTTGCTATATTATAATCTAAAATATAATGAATAGTATTATTGATGTATGCGGAAAACACGCATTATTTCACAAAGTAAAAAACGCAGAATTTACAGGTGTTTATGATAAAATGACTTATGATTTAACTCATAATCTTGTGGGTGATAACTATAATCACTCTATTTGCAATTATCACTTTTTCATTAGATATGGAAATAAAATCTATATGGATGTAAAAGGTATTGGAGATATTGTTATTTCATTTACTGAACTTATGGATAATAAGTATTGGAAATATTACTATGATATATCGCTTATGCTTACAAATGACACAGACAAGAATTTGGTTATTCAATACCATAAGTATGGCAGTGAATATCTTAGTGAACAGATATATGACGAACCGAGGTTATGGTCATTTAATACAGCCTATATAAAAACCAGTATGAATTCAAAAAACACATGTGTAAAGAATTATGGCAATATATGCTATTATAAGATAAATCCGTATGATTTAGTTAATAAAGAATACACTTCTCGCGAAGATCTTGATATTTTTCAGAGAAACTACAAAATAATGATGCCTGATATAAAAAATGATGTTTTTGATATCATTGTTGATTATAAGACACTTATCATAAAGAATGAAATTGATGAAATTGAAAAAGAACTTGATAAACTTTCTATAATGTTTGAAGATAAAAAAAATGTAATTAACCTTAATGCTTTAAATAATATAATAAATATAAATTATGATATTTTAACAATTATTTATAATAATATTGTTAGCACAGAAGGTAATAAAAAATACATTCAATATATTAATATAGAAACAAATACATGTAAAAATAGATTAGATACAATATCGCAAATAATGGCTGTTAATGTATAATTGGGTTATTGATATGTATTATTATTTATAAAAAATATGTTCTATTTTATTTTTAATAATTTAAAAAATGATTACAATTTTTTAATTTTAGAATAGAGATATACAGATTTGCCAAAGTTTAAATTGAGTATATCTCCACCGCAAACGACAGCGAACGACAGCGAACGACAACCAATAATTAACAATGAGTGAGACTAACCATGTAATTTCAAATACTGAATGTACAGGTGTGTTTTGTCAGGAAAAATATGTAGCTTATTCATATCTTTATAATGTACCTAATTCTAAGGTATATCGTAATGGAATAATAGGTGATTATCATCTCTTTCTCCGTAGTGGTGATAAGGTTTATATGGAAGTTAGAAATGTTGGAGAGATTGTTATTTCATATGCTAAACTTATGAAAAATAAATATTGGAAGTTTTACTATGAATTGTCGCTTCTTCTCACAAAAGATAAGCACAAAATTATAAAGAATGATAAGTTTAACAAAGCATATGACGAGATTTATGAATATACAGGAAACAGGATATGGTCATTTGAAACCTCCTATATTGATTGTATAGAACAAACCTACAATAAATTCTACAAGATAATTCCAAATGGGAATGTAGGCTATTATAAAATTAATCCATTTGACTTTGAGAAAATGGAATACACCTCAGAGCAAGGACTAAAACAATTTCAACAAATATATATTTGTCGTAGTGATGTAAGAATGGGGTATTTTCTAAATAGATCTGTGATATACAAGAATATTGTGATGGAGTATTTGTTAAATGATATGGAAAAAGAACTTGAAGAACTTTTGGCTTTCTTTGAAAATAAAAAATATATTCTTAATCTGGCAACTTTAAATAGTAAATATTGTATGAATGATGATATATTAACAATAATCTATAATATTGTTAGTATTGGTAGTAAATATGAGTATATCAACAGCAACAAAAATAGCAATGTACTATTATTAGAATCATAACCATAAATAACAAAAATTTATATGTTATGTATTATATATGTATATATTTTTTATTTTGAGTTAGCAAGATAAATTTGTTCTAATACATTTTTATAATTCAAAAAAATGATTAATAATCTTTTTGCTATTAATAAAGCATATATATTACAGATTTATTACTCCATTGCTAATAAATCAAATATATATACAAATAAGCAATAGCAAAAACTGCTAAACAACTAACAAGCAAACGACAATGAATGACACCACCAGCACCAGCACTTACTTCACTATCGCGAATACTGAATGTACCGGTGTGTTTTGCCAGCGAATACGTGAAATGCAACCATATCATAATGCACCTAACTATATATCATGTCGCGGTGACTATCATCTATTTATCCGTTGCGGTGACAAGGTCTATGTAGATGTTAAAAACGCAGGTGAAATTGTGATTTCGTTTGCTGAACTACAAAAAAATGAACTTGGTTTTTTGAAATATTACTATGATTTGTCTCTTATTCTCGCAAATGATAAGCACAAAGTTATAAGGAACACCGCATTTAATAATTTATATGACAATATATATGAATATTCAGGAGATAGGATATGGTCAGTTGAAACTGCCTATATTGATCAGTACAATATGAAAAACTTTAAGATAATATCTTGTGGTAATGTATGCTATTACAAAGTAAACCCGTTTGACTTGGAGAAGATGGGATACTCTACACAGCAAGAACTGGAATACTTTGAATGGAACTATATGAATAGTCTTGAAAGAGTTAAAAATTTTCTACATAGGTCAGAAATTTACAAGAATATCGCATTAGAGTATCAAGTGTCAAAAATGGAAAAAGAGATTGATGAACTTTCAGTGTTTTTTGAGGATAAAAAAAATGTCATTAATCTTGTAGCAACATTTAATGTAAATGATGAAATAAATAATGATATATTAATGATTATCTATAATAATCTTGTTGGTGTTGATGTTGATAGACATAAAAAATATAAGCAGATTATTACTGAATTAGGAACACACAATCAATTAAAAAGTATTACTGAGATATTATCTATCTAAATATTATAAGAGTTATATGTTTTATATTTTTTATTCTATATAATCTAACCATTCATTTATAATATTATCTATGTAGCCTCTTTCTTGTAGTTCATTTTTAACTAACTCTTTATGTTTTTCTATTGTATAATTATCTCCTAATTGTTCTTTAATTATTATTATTATATTTCCTATTTGTTGGTTATCAGAAATATTAATTTTAACTAAATCACTTAAACCATTCAAACAATTTATTAATCTTGTAATTCTTCCTGTAAAACATTTACATTCTGAATCTAACATTTCAATATTTAATATTTTTTTAATTTCATCTTTGGTTTCTAAATTATTTATAGTTATCCAACAATGACATAATAATTCTTTAAAATTTAATAGTAAAACAGAATGAAAATCTAAATTAGAAGAATATTCTAATAATAATTCTTTACACTTATCTGTTAAAATACTATCATTTAAAATTTCATTCATAATGTTATCTTCATTAATAATGAAATTTTGCTGCATAATATTATTAATACTATTATTTACTGATTCTTGTATTGAATGATTATGTATATTTTGGGAATCATTATATACTTGTAATTTATCTGTATTTTTACTTCTATTTAAAAATCTAATAACTTGCGGAGGAATGTATTCAATTTCATTATTTTCATAATCAAATCTGTATAAATTTCTACATCTAATAATAGAAATTGGTATATTATTAATTTTATTTTCAAATAAATATAATTCTTCTAAATTAGTTAAATATTGTATTTCATTAGGTATAATTTCAATTTTATTATAATTTAGAGAAATTATTTTTAAATTAGTTAAATATTTAATTTCATTAGGTATAATTTCAATATTATTATAATTTAAAAATAATTTTATTAAATAACTTAAATATTGTAATTCACTTGGTATAATTTCAATTCTATTATTATTTAAATATAATTCTTGTAAATTAGTTAAATATTGTAATTCACTTGGTATAATTTCAATATTATTACTACTTAATATTAAGTTTTGTAAATTAGTTAAATATTGAATTTCACTTGGTATTATACTTGGTATAACCGTTATTTTATTACAACCTGAATGTAATCTTTGTAAATTAGTTAAATATTGTAATTCATTTGGTATAATTAGAATTTTATTAGAATATAATTCTAATTGTTGTAAATTAATTAAATATTGAAATTCATTTGGTATAATTTCAATTTTATTATCAGCTAAATATAATTTGTATAAATTAGTTAAATATTGAAATTCATTTGGTATAATTTCAATTTTATTATCAGATAAATCTAAAATTTTTAAATTAGTTAAAAATTTTATTTCATTTGGTATAATTTCAATTTTATTAGTAAATAATCTAAAAAATTGTAATTTAGTTAAATATTGTATTTCAGTAGGTATAATTGAAATTATATTTTTAGCTAAATTTATTTCTTGTAAATTAGTTAAATATCTTATTTCATTTGGTATAATTTCAATTTTATTAACACCTAAATTTATTTCTTGTAAATTAGTTAAATTTTCTATTTCATTTGGTATAGCTTTAATATTATTTACACATAAATCTATTTTTTCTAAATTAGTTAAATTTCCTATTTCACTTGGTATAATTTCAATTTTATTATTACTTAAATTTAATTTTTTTAAATTAATTAAATTTTGTAATTCTTTTGGTATTATATTAATACCATTATAATTTAAATTTAATTCTTGTAAATTATTTAAATATTGTATTTCATTTGGTATAATTTCAATTTTATTAAAAAGTAAATATAATGATTTTAAATTAGTTAAATATTGTATTTCACTTGGTATAATTTTAGTTTTATTACTATTTAAAACTAATTCATGTAAATTAATTAAATTACCAATTTCACTTGGTATAATTTCAACATTATTATCACAAAAATGTAATTTATGATTATTTTTATTATTTAATATTATTGAAATTAATTCATCCATTTTTAATATAATTATTGTGTATGTGTTTATATATTATTCATCATATATTCAAAATTTATATTATAATAAATATGTTCTAAATTTATTTTTATATTTAAAAATATGATTTAGACTTCTAAATATAAAAATAGATATACAGATTTATCACGTACTAGATAAATAAGTATTGCGATTAGCAAAAAAACAAGAAAAGCACACTCTAAAAAAGAGCAATATGAATAGCATAATAAAAGCAAGTACCAAAAGTGCCTTTCATACCTTTAACAATATGGAATTTACAGGAGTTTTTGATACAATTATTAATAATGATTTCACATCTCAAAGCAAATATCATCTTTTCATCAAATATGGAGACAAGGTATATATGGAAGTTAAGGATGTTGGTGAGATTGTTATTTCATTTGTGGAACTTCAAAATAATAAGTATTGGAAATATTATTATGAGTTATCAATTATGCTAACTAACAATAAAAATCTGGTTATTCAAGACCTTAAATATAGTAGTGAATACAATGATTGTCAATTATATGAAGAAGAAAGGTTCTGGTCTATTGATACGGCTTCTATTGAGAATAATATTCACATTAATAAATTGATGGTAATTAATTATGATGATAATTGCTATTACAAAATTAACCCATATGAATTAGAGAATATGGAATATACATCTATTGAAGGTTTAAATAATTTTCAAATGATTTATATGACAAGAGATGAGTTTAAATATAATATAATTGAAAATATATTAGCTACTTACTACAATTTAGTGGTTAACTATAAAGCATGTTTAATGGAAAAAAATGTTGAAGAACTTGCTGATATTCTTCAGCAACTATAAGATATCTATGAATATATCGTAATATATATTATATATTATATATTATATATTTTTTATTTTTTAATTAGTATTATTATTGTTGTTATCATATATATGTTATAATTTAATTTTAATATTTAAAAAAATGATTATAAATTTACAAATTTATAAACAGAGATATACAGATTTGTCATATAACCAGATAAATCAAGTATATATTACAGACGCACAAGCAAATAATCAATCCAATTAAGATCCAAGTCTTTTGTCGTGTTTAATAGTAATTACTATGAATAGCACAATCAATGAGATCAACAATCGTGCTTATCATACAGTAGCAAATGCCGAATTCACATGTGCGTTTGATAGGATGGTTTTCAATAGTATTATTAATATTAGCGATTATCACTTATTTATTAAATATGGAGACAAGGTCTATATTGAGGTTAAAAATGTAGGTGAAATTGTTGTATCATTAAAGCATGTTCAAAATAATAAACATTTGAAATATTATTATGACTTATCGCATATGCTTACAAATAATAAAAATTTAGTTATTCAAGATCTAAATTATAATGATAATACACATAGAATATATAAAGAGCAAAGGCAATGGTCTATTGATACTGCTTTTATTGAGCTTAGTATGGTTACAAAAATTAATAAGGTGATTAATGATGAAAATATTTGCTATTATAAGATTAACCCATATGATTTGGAGAATATGGCATATACATCATATGATGAGTTAGAAAATTTTGAACAAAATTATATGAAAAGATGTGAGTTCAGAAATAATGTCTTTGATAAAGTGTGTGTTATAAATAATAATCTTGTTATTGATTACCTCACAAGTTTGATTGAAAAAGAGATTAATGAACTTTCTACAATATTTGAAGATAAAAAAAATATTATTAATCTTGCTGCTCTTTATGATAAAGATAATATGAATAGCGACTTACTAATGGTTATGTATAATAGCCTTGTAAGCGATAATGGATACAAAAAATATAGACCTTATATAGCAAAATTTGAAAAATGTAATAGATTAGAAATTGCGGCACAGATATTATCTGCTTAAATACTTAAATTATTTGTGTGTGTATATAATATTTAAATGTTAGTATATTTTTATATTTTTATATTTTTTTAAATTTGTTTAATTGATATTATATAATAAAAATAAGTAATTAGAAGTATAGTTATATAAATACTTGAAAAAATTTGCTCTGAAATTAAATTATTAATATAAAAAATGACAATTTATCTATCATTAATTTAATTAAAGCCACCACCGACTCCTGCTCCGCCACCTGCGCATCACACGTTGATTAGCTTACTTGCTTTCCTGGTACAACTTGTTCGCTGGTACAAAAGTGCTGAAAGACACACAATAGCGACTATGTCTCCAAGATGGATGATGGACCCTGAATTTGAGGTTGATGGTTTTGAGTATTATAACTCAGATGATGAAGAAGATGACCGTATTTACAACTCAAAATATGGATATAATAGCTCTATATATATGGGTGATAGATTCATCCGTACCATATATATTGGCTATACAGATTGTGATGGCGACTACGATGATTTATATGATTATTAAAAATAAAAAAGTATGTGGATATTTGTATATTATATAATATGTGTTATATATTTTTTATATTTTAATATTCTCTCCCAAGTGCTTTTAATATTTTTTGAGTTTTTTCGTGTTCTGCTTTACTAAACGCATTACTATATTCTTCTTGATCTTTTTTTGTTTTTTTCATTTCTCTTTCATATATTCTTTCTTTTTCTGAAATTTGTATAGGACCTTCATTTATTGTAAATATAGCCGGATTTGCTGATAATCTTTTCCAATTTATTTCCCTTTCTGGCCCTTCTGGACCCTTTGGATGCCATCCAGCAATATGTTCATTCATCTGTTCCATACGTATTCTATCAATTATTAAATTAATCGCATTTGGATTACCTGATAAAAGATCCCAATTTATATTATTACTTTTATCTCTACCATCAACGATATCATATTTTTTACTATCTAATAAACGAATAGCATATATATTTGTATTACCTGATAAAATATTCCAATTTATTTTATTATAATTGTTTTCTAAAAAATTGATTGCACTTGGATTAGCTGATAATTTATCCCAATTTATATTATTCCTTTCATCTGAGCTTGGCATAAACATAGTATATTTATCATATGATTTATCTAATTCTTCTTTTTTTTTTGTTAATAAAGGAATAGCTTTTATGTTTCCTGATAAAATATCCCAATTTAGTTTTTTTGATTTCGTGTTAGCTGTATATACAGCTTCTAATATTTTAATTGCTTCTGGATTTTCACATAATGCATCCCAATTTAATTTTCCTGATTTTGGATGATTATCATATTCTTTTTGTAATATTTCAATTGCTTTTGGATTTTTACATAAAGCGGACCAAACAAGTTTGTTTGGAGTTTTTTCATATTCTGCTAACAATATTTTAATTGCTTTCTGGTTTTCGCATAATACATTCCAATCTATATTGTTTGATTTTGGATTATTATCATATTCTTTTTGTAATATTTTAATTGCTTTATGGTTTTCGCATAAAGCAGACCATACAAGTTTGTTTGGAGTTTTTTTATATTCTTTTTGTAATATTTTAATTGCGTTTGGATTTTTACATAAAGAAGACCATACAAGTTTGTTTGGAGTTTTTTCATATTCAGCTGTTAATATTTCAATAGCGTTCTTATTTGCTGATAATCCTTCCCAATTAAGAAAATGCTCAGTAGTAGGATCATTATTATCATATATGGTTTTTAAATAAGGTATTACTTTTTCACTTTTATTATTTGCTAAATTATGGTAAAACATTAATAATTTTTCTGGATCATGACTAATTCTATCTAATAAATTTGGTATGAATTGATATATATTAGGATTTAGTGCTAAATTTACAGCATTATTTGTAAATTTTTGACTTTCAAATGGTACTATTTTTTGTAATTCATTTACTAAATTATACTCAATTAGTTCATAGTATTTTTTTAAAATCATATCTGTTGTATCAATTAATTTATCTTTAAATTCTGGATTTGCAAGAAATGGTAATGCCATTTCTTTTACATATTTAGTTTTTATACTTTGTGAGCCACTACTTTTTGAACTACTACTTTGCGAGCCACTACTTTTTGAACTACTACTTTTTGAGCCACTACTTTTTGAACTACTACTTTGCGAGCCACTACTTTTTGAACTACTACTTTTTGAGCCACTACTTTTTGAACTACTACTTTGCGAGCCACTACTTTTAGAACTACTACTTTTATTCATACTTTCTAATAATATTATTTATTATTTATTCTATCTTTTTTATGAAATATGTTCAAATTTAAATAATATTATTTAAAAAATGATTATTATTTATATTTTAATATATTAAAGGATAAATATTGTTATATCAAAACTTGTTAATTATATCAAGTTAACTTTTGTTTTTCAAAGGAAATCGCAAGTCAAGCAAACCTCATAAGAGAAGAAACTTTTCATATAATATACAAAAAATGCTTAAATATACATATCACCATATCAAAGATATGGAGTTTTCTGGTGTATTTGATGCAAGTTTTAATTATAAAAAAAATGGAAATAATATTATATATCTCAAATATTTCTTATTTATTAAGTATGGTGATTTAATATACATTGATATTAAAAATGTTGGAAGTATAATTATACCCTTTAATGAACTAATGAAACACAAGTATTTGAAAATGTATTACGAATTATCCATTATGCTTATAGATAATAAACATCAAATAATAGAAAAAGTAAGCAATGATTACCATTATAAAGGACAATATAAGAAGAAAATATACAATGAAGAAAGAGATTGGTTTATAGATAGTGCATACTTCATAGAAGACTTCTCAACAAAAATAAAAAAGGTTGAAACAGGAAAATATTACCACTTTTATGATATAAATCCACATGATTTGAGAAACATGGATGTTTCTAATTCAAAAGATATTAATACATTTTACAATGTTTTATATATTCGTTATGGATATGAAGATGGAATAATTTTCAAAGATTTAATTGAACAATATATAAATTTACTACTTGAATATAATATCAAATTAATAGAGGGGAAGATTGAAGAGCTATCAGCAAGTCAGGAAGATAATAAAAATATTATTAACCTAATTGAGCTTAATAATAAAAAAGGTATGAATATAGATATATTCTGCTTATTATATAATACTGTTATTAGCGAAAAAGGGAAAATGAAATATGCTAATTTTATGAAATAATTAACTAATACTCTTATGGAAGATAAGAATTACGAATAATATATATATTTTTTTAATATTAATATATAAAGATATTATCTTTAATAATATAAAAAGATATCATTTATTTTATAATTATATAAATATGCCTATTAATTTTGATTTAGAAAGTTTAAGAAAAGAACACGAATGTGTAAATTATTTTGAAACAGGATTATATGATCCACGTTGTGGTGTTTCAATTAGAAATGCACTATCATGTGGATTTGAAAAAGTATTTTGTATTGAGTTAAGAGAGGATTGGGTAGAACTTGGGAATGAAGTATTAAAAGATTATATTAATACAAATAGACTTAAATTATATTTAGATGATAGTGCTAATATGAAAAAATATGTTAATGATGATAATTTTAAAAATAAAACAATATTTTTTCTTGATGCTCATATTGATGGTGCATTTACATCACATCAAACTAATTATAAATTTAGATGTCCTTTATTTGAAGAATTAGAAGCGATTAAAAGCATTCAAAGAAATGATAATATAATATTAATTGATGATTTAAGAATAATTAGAACTTTATTCCCTTGGGGTGAAGGAAGTTATGGTAATATTGATTTTATTGAAAAAATTAAAAGCTTTATATTAACAATTAATAAAGATTATAAATTTGGTACATTAAATGGTGAAATAGAAGATGATGTTTTAATAGCTTATATACCCTTAAATAAACTTCATATTGAATAATACTACTGTACTTATTTTGAATTTTAGATATATTATTAAATATATATAATGATTAACTAAAAAATGATTAAATTTTAATTATTAAATTCAAAAAGAATTAACAATGGAACTTTCTGGTTTTACTATTATGTCTAAAAATTTTAAAAATGGTAAAGCTACTTATTTTAAGAGCTTGATATTTATCAAATTTGATAATAAGATATATATTGAAGTTTCAAATGCTCCACCATTATTTGTAATTTTATCATTTGATGAACTTATGAAACATGAGCAATTAAAGGTTTATTATAAATTATCTCTTGTTGCTATTGGAAAGCCGAATATTGATCCTTGTTATTATGGAAGCAAAAATCCTGATTATATCCCTAAAAAGTATGAAAAAGATCATGATATATATATAGATACGATATATATTGTAAAAGATAACTTAACAGGAACAGAGGAAGCAAAGAAAGGTAATTGTTATCAAGCAATTAATCTTAAAAAATTGAAAAATATGAAAGTTTCCACAAAAGAAAAAATAGATGAGTTTTTCATTAATTACAATAAAAAATACGAGTTTGAGAAAGAAAACTTTGAAAAAAAAGCAACTGTTTATACTGCTCTTGTAAATGTTTTGTAGACTTATAGTTTATAAGTACAAAATATATTGGAATATATATTATTTATTTTTTTATATATGAATTTTATTCTATTATAAAATATTTTTTAATTATAAAACAATAATATATATGTCATCATACTTAGATATGTTGCCGGATGATATAATAACTCATATATACAAAATGCTATATAAATCTATTCTAAATGATATGAAGAAAGATACTACATATATTAATATACCAATCTTCAATAAATTACTTGAAATAACTATAAATCCATATGTAGATAATTTAAATTATTATGATTTTGTTGTCAGTTCTTGTATTGACAATATTGTTGAAAAATATAGATGTTATGAATATGACTATAATGAAAATAATTGTTATAATTCATTATTATATAATTCATCGTTATATTATAAATCATATTATATTAAACCATTAGATATTGATATAAATAAAATAGAATTGTCTAATTTTTATATATATAATCTATACAAAAATGATGATAATGGTATTTTGATTTTTAATAATACTTATTTTACTGATAATAATTTAAAAGGTACTATTAAAAAAGCAAATAGAAATGGATTTATTTTAGAAAAGACTGAGTCATTTAGATGTTTAGCAGAATTATTATATTATATAATAGATTTTTATGACTTTTTAAAGCAAATTTTATATATTAATATTAATTTTATTGAGCAAATAAGTGATATATTACACTTATCAAGTGAAAAAATAAAAGAACGCAATTTTTTAATTGATGTTTTTAACTTTCATATTAATCATAGGTATATAGAAGAATTGATTTATGATATTAATAATAAATGTGTTAACCCACAATTAGAATAAATTAGTTATATTTTATTGTTAATAATATAAAAATTGATTAATATGTTTAGATAAATAATTACGGCCACGTCAAATATGTCAGCTGAATGCAACCTGGCCGCTTCTCAATATGTTCCTCATACATCCGACAATTTAGAATTTTCAGGGTTCTATTATCATCATAATAGAAACCCTTACTATTTCTTGTTTATTAAGAAAGATAAAAAAATATATATTGAATGGATTAATGAACACACAAAAAATAATAAGTATATTGATGATATTGTTATGTCATTTGATGATATGGCAAAAAATGAATGTCTTAAAAAATATTATGATATGTCTTTAATGTTAGCAAAAAATACTAAAACCATTTATTATGATACATCTGGTATTAATTCAAAACAGTTAATTACAACATATGATACTGATAGTGAAGAAGATACTGATTGTGAAGATGTCATTAAAAAAACGGTAAACATTAGACATTGGTGTATTAGTAGTGATTTTGTTTGGAAAAATTTACGCGTTTCTAAAACAACTGAATTAAATTGTTATTATAATATTGACCCATTTACATTTGAGTATAATATTAATACAGAAAAAGAAATAAATGGTTTTATGAGATCAATTAATTCATTTGCGAAATATAATGGTATTAGTAGTATTGTTGAAAATGAGATAATCGCTGATTATCAGAATAAAAATGTGTAAAAATTACATAAAATGTCTTTCAGATAATCGCAATGGTGCATCAGTTTTTAGTAATTGTAAAGGAGGATTTATTATTGGTAAATCAGATTTATTTTGTTTGATACTATAATCAAATATCTGATTATTATCACTTGTAATATCATTCCCTGTTAAATTAGCACTATATATTTCATCTAATTCCGGATCAAAATTAGAATTATTTGGATTTCCTAATTTATTATCATCGCCACTAATAATATCTTTATGAAAATCAACATTATCTATATTATATGTATAATTAATATTATCTGTTTTTTTATATTTTCCTAATTCATTGTATATTTTATTATGATCATCATTAATATTATTTTTTTTTAATGTATTAACATTATTGACATTATTAATACTATCTACACGTCTTGTGTTTATAACTTGCTTTTGCTGTATATTATAATAAAATATAACTAATAATAATCCTATAAAAACAAAAAATACAAGATAATACCCGTCATATTTCATAATAATTATTAATTTTAATTCTTTACTATAATATTATAATATTATTATTCATTATCTTCATCTTCAATAAACATTATTTTCTTTTTAATAGTGTCATTATCATCATTGTTATCATTGTATTCACATTCTATTTTTTCATTATCAACATAAAATGATACATTATATTTATTACTATTGTAGAATTTTAATCTTGAAGCACCTTTCCTTTTAAATATTGAGAAATCATCATATATATCAATACATAATGGAATATATTTCCGCTTTTCTGGTATTTCTCTTAGAATACGTCCAATAGATTGCTGAATATCTGAAATTGGACTTGCGAATATTATTGTATTTAATGATGGAACATTAAAACCCTCTGACGCAAGTTGATATGTTGCGAGAATTATTTGTTTTTCTGATGATATAGAGAGATCATTTTGCTTCATACCACCAACATAAAATCCATAATTACTATTTGCAATATTATTTTCAATAATATATTGTTCAATATCCTTTAATTGATTTCTGCGTTCACTTAATATTAGCACACGTCTATCGGGTTCTTTACTTAAAATATATTTTAATAAGAAAATTATATATTCTGTTCTTGGTTTAAATGAACAAATATTATTGATCATACCAGCACCATTTTCTTTCCCATTCCACATTAGTTTGACAGTTGAATAATCAATATGTGTTTCAAAATATTTATGGACTTGTACAATAACATCGCATAACTCTTTATTTTTCAAAGTATATACAGATTTTCCTATATAATATTCAAATACACGACGCATCCCATCTTTTCTATTTAATGTTGCTGATAATCCTAAAATTATTGGATTATTTAATTTTTGGAATGCTCTGCTAAATACTTGTGCTCCTGTATGATGTACTTCATCAATAATTACAAAGCCAATATCATCAAATATCCCAATATCATAGTCTCTCATCGCAAGAGATTGTAATGAAGCAATTATAAAATCTTTTCCTACAACATCAACCTTATTTTGCTTGATAATGCCAACTTTTGCGTCAGGGGCAAATAATTTAACAGTTTCTATAAATTGTTGGTTTAAAAAATCTTTATGACTTATAAACATTGTTTTTTTTTTCAATTGACAAGCAATATATAGACTCATAATAGTTTTACCAAATCCGCATGGTACAGATATAATTCCACCCATTTTAAGCGGATCACGTGCTGCTTTTAAAAAGTTATTAATAGGTTCTTGTTGTGTTTCTCTTAAACTGCCAATAAAATTAACATTTATATCTTGACCGCTTGATAATTTACATAATGAAGGAGCACCATATTTTTGTAATCCATAATATCTTGGGATATATATTCTTTTTTCATTCTCTGTATATAATTGAAATGTCAAATCATCTACTGATAATTTATTTTTTGATTTTCCAATATCAAAATTAACTTTTGGAATCATCGTTAAATCTTTTCTTATACTTTCCAATTTATATTCATTTAATTCTGATTTTAAAATTCCATACCCATTTTTAGATAATATTGAAAACATTAATAGTTATATTTATGTATTAATACATATATATATAAGTGTCATTTTTTTATATGGATTATATAGATAAGTATTAAAAAGAATGATTATTATTTATTCTTTGAGAGTTTTAGCATTAATATTACTTGTTGTAATATTTATTATTAAAGAAATACCTTTTAAAAATTTATTCAAAGATGTAATGATACAATTTTATTTAGCATTAACATGTATATTATTATTATTAGTTGTTGATAATATATTTGGCTTTATATTATCAATATGTCTATTATCACTATATTTTAGAATATATACAAGCGAACTCAATATTTTAAATAATAATACTAAACATGATAATGTTAGTGTTAATAATAACAATAACAATACTAATAACGATGTAATTAATGACAAATGTGTAATGAATATGGATTATGTTAATATTGATAAAAAATTAACATTAGAAATAAATAATGGTAATGGTACAAGTTGCTTAGTTCCATATATTACAGAAGAAAATCTTCTTGCTGCTCAATCAAATGTATTTAATCCGGAAGGATATAATAAAGAATTTTATGGTATAGATAAAGGTATATATAAAGAAGATGTATATGGTTCTCAGGGATTAGATAATAAAAATATACATGTTCGTGGTTATGATGTTAATAATTCACATTTAGGCACTTTGCAATATGATATATTGTAAATAAAAAAATATAGGTTATAATTAAGAGATTATTAAATTATGATTGAAATTTTTGTTTCAAATAGCGAGAATGACCAAATTGTAGAAAAAATATTTACTCTTCTTGGGTATTCTATTCTAACATTATTTATATGTGGTGTGTTATTATGGGCATATTATATCAATGAAAAAAATAAACATTTTTTCGTATCTATGTTTTCACTTTTTATGTTATTTTATGCTTTAATTATTATTAGTATTGTAGTTATTAATAAAAATAATTATGATACTTTAACTTATACTATATTATTTGGTATAACAATTTTTGTAATATTTTTAACATTTTTTATAAGCATATTTTTCCTTTTAAAATGTTTTAACTTTTTTTCATATCAAAATGTAAAAACAAATATTTACGCAGATCCATATAATATAGATAATAGAATTTCTTAATTATATTTATATGTAATCAAAAAAGGATAATATATATATAATTGAAAATAATGATAATGATTTTATATATATATCAAAATTATTTAAATTATCATGTAAATAATCTGGCAATTTTTCATATACAGTATTAATAATTCCAGAATGATATATTATTAATGATATTATAACTAATATCAAACTTTTTTTTGCGACATCTATATCTATATACGAAGCAATATTATCATATTTGGTTGTATTTCTATAATTATAATTTATAGGTTGTTGTTGTTGATATGGTTGATGCGTTTGTTGTTGATATATAGGTAGTGGTGGCATTTGCGAAGATGGAGGTTGCTGTGATTTTGAATGTTTAGACATCATTAATTCTTCTTGAAATTCATTTAGAACATCTTGTACAATTGGATCATTCATATCATTAGTTTCTGATATATTTGTTTGTGGTGTTTTTAAAGGTAATGTATTTATAGGTGTTGACATTATTATAATTCTATCTATTGATATATAATATTTTCAATATAAATTATATTACGCAAATATATATATATATAGCTTTGTAAAAAAAAATAATATAATTAGAAGCAATATGAAAAAAAAATTTATAATTACTGATAGTTCGCCTCCTAAGCAGGAACATAAATCACCTCCTAAACAGGCACATAAATCACCTCCTAAGCAGGAACATAAATCACCTCCTAAGCAGGAACATAAATCACCTCCCAAGAATGTAAGACTAACAAATACAAAATTTATAATAGAAGATACTCTTTCTCCTCGGAAACATACAAGACTAACAAATACAAAATTTATAATAGAAGATATTATTTCACCAGCAACTACATCTAACCAATGTTGCTCATGTCGTCGCGATAGAAACATGCGTGTAAATACAGATTGTGTTTGGTGTCAATTTCAAAATCATCTTGATAAATGTGTTGATCAAAAAGTGCCTAGTAATATTGTGCGTAAACAACACAAACGAAAATAATATATCTTAATATTAAGTTGATGAAAATATTTTTTCTAAAAATCCAGGAACGCTAATTATATTATCAGGTATTTTATTTATATCATATGGCTCCAATGGTTTATCTTTATCATTACATTTAACAGGATAAGATTTATACTTATAACATGTATCTTCAAGATTAAATGTATTTTCTTCTATATCTTTAATTTCTGGTGCTGAATATATAACACAATTATCTTTACATATACGTCTAAATAGCAACGCAAGTGCAAGACCAAATAAAGCACTCACAATTATTTGTCCGGTACTATCATAAAACAATCTGTCTATTGTTACTCTTAAACCGGTCATTTCTTTTACAGATCCTTTTTTCATCATCAGTATATATTATTTATCTATTCTAATCTATAAAAATTTAAAAAAATAAGTATATATATATTATTATATTATAGGTTGTGTTAATGATGTTTCTTTACATTTAACTTCTTCAGCACTATATTTATAGCATTGTCTATTATGATCCATATATATTATTTTATTCGCATTATAAGGTGTAGGATATTTAATAATATTTCTTATAGGAGGTGAAGAAATATATACATATATAATACCTAATAAAAACGCAAAAGCAAAGCTTAACCAATTCATTTTAAATATTTTATCATCTTTAATATTTTTAACCATTAATATCTCCTATTTAATTGCCTATTTTATATTTTCATTTAGGTTTATAATTAACATCTTTAATACATCTATTTGTTTTTTTATTTAATATTTTACCTTCTGGGCATTCTTTTTCTTTAACATCATCTTTATCTACCGTTGGTTTATCCGCTTTAGGTTTATCTACCTTAGGTTTATCTACATTAGGTTTATCTACCTTAGGTTTATCTACCTTAGGTTTATCTACCTTAGGTTTATCTACCTTAGGTTTATCTACCGTTGGTTTATCTACCTTAGGTTTATCTACCTTAGATTTATCTACCTTAGGTTTATCTACCTTAGGTTTATCTACCTTAGGTTTATCTACCGTTGGTTTATCAGCTTTTGTGGGGTCTTTTACACATTTTTTAGTTATAGGGTTTAATATTTTACCTAATGGACATACATTAATGTTTACATTGTTATTAGAAGAATTCACGACTTTTTCAATTAAGTTTATTTGTTCATATGTATATATATCAGGAATGTTTTTATAATCAGTATTTTTATATTTTAAATATTCATATAAAGTATCCAATGTTTTAGTTTCCTTAAATATATTATATAATTCATTTTTTTTATTTAAATAAGCTGTATAATTATAATCATTTAATTCTCTTGCACTTTTATATTTTTCTTCATATTTTAATTTTTTTTGCGTTATTATATTAGTTTCATCAACTTTGTATTTAAAATAATCATCAATTTGTTTTTTAATTACATCTAATTTTAGCATATTAGAGTTATTTAAAACATCTTTATTTTTGCTATAAGTATTTTTGTCATATATATTAATATTTAGAATGTTTTTTTCAATATCTTTTAATATATCCATTTACTAATATTAAGGATATAAATAAAACGTTAATGTAATAAAATGTCTTCAAACATACCTTTATAAAATGTTTGAAGACTTTCTTCAGGTTTTAATTGTTCTTCATAAATACTTCTAGGTATATATTTAACTATAACTTTGTCTTTTTTACATACAGATTTATTATTATAATATCCTTGTATAACTAATATAGACCCTATAAATAATAAAAATATTGCTATTGCTTTCATTTCTTAATATTAAGAAATAAGAAAAAATAGTAGATTTTAATGTTATTGAAATTATTGAATGCCAAGTTTTTGTGAACTCCAAGCATCAATTTGTTCAATGCTATCTTTAATTTCTGATAGTTCAATAGTTTTATTTGGCAAAGTGTCAGGTTCAGTTGAAGAAACAACTGATGGATTAACTGAAGGATCAGTTGAAGGATCGATAGAAGGATCGGTAGAAGGATCGGTAGAAAGAGCAACTGTTGAATTCGCAGAATTAAATAGTGATGATTTTCTATTTTCAAAAACAACATCTTTGTCATCCATGTTCTTTTTGTACTCTTTCATTAGAGTATTTAGCTGTGTTTCAGCGTATTCTTGATTTTCAAGACATTCGGGATTTGGTGACCAAGGACACCAACATCCTACTTGTGCGATATAAATATTAAACTTGTTATCAATACGCTTGATAAATTCACTACGATTTTTAGCTTCTTCAAGAGAATCAAATACTCCTCTTACTTTAATACCTCTTATAGATGTAACAAAGTTATTATCACGATGATAAGATGATTCAAGATCTTGATTATTAGTAGATTTAAAAAAACCGTATTGTTCACTCATATCTACCGGATTAAAAATATATGAATTATTTTCTTTGACAGAATCAACAAAATCTTTTGAATCACTGTATTTAGCTGAAATACCATCTAATAGTGTAGTCATGTCATTACTAAACTTAGTAATAAATTTATTAAACATATATGCTTCTTTATTAACTAAAACATCCTCGGGGCTTAAAAAAGAAAGTAGAACATAATTTTGTCCTCTAATTGGTTTATCTTCATCCAGATAATCAACTTCTTTTACGCTTGTTACATTTGTAGCGCTTCTTGCGCTGATATTTACATTAGTGCTTTCTGTTTCTGACATTATAATATCTTTTCTAATAATATAATATATTATTAATCTTATATATTTTTATAAGAAAGTAAAGCATATTCTAATAATTATAATATGATAACCTAAAAAAATTTTTATATTATTATAATAGTATAATAAATAATAATATAAATGGAATATTCCGTTGATTTTTGGGATGTTATTATAAGACTACTTAAATACGCATTTGAAGGTCTTATAGTTGCTTTTGTTGCTCTTATATTACCTAATAATAAATTAGATTGGAGTGAAATATGGATGTTGGCATTAACAGCAGCATGTACATTCTCTGTTCTTGATTTATTATCTCCTACTGTTTCATCAGGAGCAAGACAAGGTGTTGGATTAGGTGCTGGATTTAGAATGGTAGGCTTTCCTAATGGATTTTAAGATAATATCATAATATTATTATAATGAAGGTATTATTTCGTAATTAAGTTCTAAACATATTTTTTTCCATATTTGGTCTTGAACGTATAGCTTTTCTCTACTTTTTAAAAGTGGGAAATATTTAAGATATTCGTGTAAACCTAATATTTGAAAAAATTTATATAATACATAACTATATGACAAAAAGTTCTTTCTATCCTTCGGGCAATGTTTTAAAAATGGTGCTTGAATATTTCTAAACATATTACATAATTTATCTTCAAGCTCTTGACTGAATTGAGGAGTAGGTATTCCATTAATTCTATTGATAATATAATTAATATGTTCATAATATTTGTTTATTCGTAGACGTTTGAGTATATCGCGCATTTTATTATAGGTAATTGTTTTAGTATCAGCAATCTTTTCTTTCTTTATTTCGGTTAAAATCTTTTCAAATATTTCATCAGGAATATCTGTACTTTCCTTGCCTTGAACTTGATTACACCATTCTCTAAAATGATTAATACGCTTATAACTGAAATGCGAGGTATCCTTTGTATTCTGTTTTAATATAGGTCTATTTTGCTCTACAAGAAGCAATTCTTGATAACCACAAATATCACATATAATTATAGCATCATGTTGTAAGCACGTCATTTGATTTTTACAATTTTTACATATCTCTATATCTTCTTCTTCAACATTTCTAACATATTTTTTATTTATTATAGACATGTATTTATCAACAAGAGAACTTTTATCTATTACATTATCCTTTACACTATTTGAATATTCATAAGTAGGTATTTGTGTATTACTTACATCATTTGAATTACTTATATCATTTATATTGCTATAATTTTTCTTATTATCGCTAATTAAATTATTATCTACTATGTTTAAATTATTTAGAGCATCTAATACATTTATTGTTGTTGCTGAAACAGAAGAGCGCTTTTTCTTAGAATCATTTTTATATATCTTGGGTTGTCTACTTAACAATTCACTTGAAGATATACATATACCATTAGATATAGAAGGATGTGTATTACTTATATTTGACTGTTTTTCAACCGTATCATAATATTGAAACAATATATAACTTGTATTTTTATAATACTCAACTTCGCTATATGTTTCTAATTCTTTAATATTATTCTTAAGTTCAATAATTTTTTCTCTTATACTAATATTACTACTCCATAAATTATTTATATACTCCTTATCTCGTATATTCTTATTATTTTCAATATTTTCCATTATAAGGTTTGATTGAAATTCAAAATCACATAATAATATTTTGTAGATTTCCTTATCTTTATTTGTAAGCTCAAATTTTTTTATAATATTATTATGCATAGCATCTAATGTAAAAACCTCATTATTGTCAGATATATATTTTTTTTTTGATGATTTTTCTTTGAACATCTTTATAATAGAATTATTAATATTAATTTTTATATAATAAATATTATACATACATTTAATTCATATTTTTTTCTCCTCTAATAGTATAAAGAATATAGCGTAAATGGGTGGTGGTCTTCTTCAATTAGTAGCTTATGGAGCACAGGATGTTTATTTAACTGGTAATCCTCAAATTACCTTCTTCAAGATTGTATATCGTCGTCATACTAATTTCGCCGTTGAAGCTATTCAACAAACATTTAATGGAACACCCGGATACGGACAAAGTGTCACTTGTCAAATATCGCGCAACGGTGATTTAATTAATCGCGTTTATCTCCAAGTAAAATTACCTAAAATAGATGATACTGGTTTAGGAGCTAATCCTGAAGCTAATGGAGTAAGATATGTAAATTATATAGGTCTGCGTATTATTAAATCTGTTACTATTGAAATTGGTGGACAACAAATAGATAAACATTATTCTGATTGGTTATATATTTGGAATGAACTTTCTTTACCCCTTGGAAAGCGCTATGGATATGATACTATGGTTGGTGCGGACAAAGATATAACATCATTTAATGGTGCTAATCTTAATATTCCATTAGAATTTTGGTTTTGCCGAAATGTTGGTCTTGCTCTTCCTCTAATAGCTCTTCAATATCATGAAGTAAAAATAAATATTCAATTTGAATCAAAAGAAAATTGTATGATAAATTTCTCAACCACCCTTACAACAAATGAAGGAGGGCTTAATTCTACACAATTAGGTTATGCTGCTGATATTAAAGAGACTTATTTATGGGTTGATTATATTTTCCTTGACACTGATGAACGCCGCCGCTTTGCTCAATTATCTCATGAATATTTAATTGAACAACTTCAATTTACCGGCCAAGAAAGTCTTACAATTGGTACTAATCGCATTAAACTCAACTTTAATCATCCTTGTAAAGAATTAATTTGGGTTGCTAAACCAAGCAATTATAGAAAAAAATCAGCTTGGTATAATTATACAGATTATGATTCTCCTGATGCTGTTCCAACTAATCGTACTATTACTACACAAAACTCAACTTTCTTTTCAAGTTCAAATTATATTGCGGGGGTTAATTTATCTACTTCCTCTGGAACACCATTCGCGGATGCTATACTACAATTAAATGGCAATGATCGTTTTAGTGTTCGCGAAGCAACATATTTTACATATGTTCAACCTTATCAACATCATACATGCATACCTTCTAATCCGGGTATACATGTATATTCGTTCGCACTTAAACCAGAAGAACAACAACCAAGTGGAACTTTAAATATGTCTCGTATTGATACCGCTACACTAATGCTTAATACTAAAAAAGAATCACTTCTTACAAACAGTAGTGGTTCCGAAACTACTAAATTTGATGGTGTTAATATATACGCTGTTAATTATAATGTTCTACGCATATTATCAGGAATGGGTGGTTTAGCTTATTCTAATTAATATATTATTTATATTATATTGTTTAATATATTAATATGTGTATTAATCCTTTTTTTTTTCTCCTCTAATAGTATAAAGAATATAGCGTAAATGGGTGGTGGTCTTCTTCAATTAGTAGCTTATGGAGCACAGGATGTTTATTTAACTGGTAATCCTCAAATTACCTTTTT